GGCACCGGCAAGACGGCGTTTCTGTCGTGGATTGCGCTATGGATATTCTCTTGCGTCCCGGCAAGTACGACGGTTGTCAGCGCCAACACCGAGCAACAGCTGAAGTCGACCACGTTTCCTGAGATACGAAAATGGGCGACGATGGCGATCAACGCTAACTGGTTCGAGCATAACGCTATGAGCCTTAGACCGGCGCCGTGGCTGATCGAAACGCTGAAATCGTCAACTGACCTGGATGACGCGTATTGGTATATCCAGGCGCGTTTATGGTCTGAAGAAAACCCTGACGCTTTCGCCGGCGTGCATAGTCAGCGCGGTATGGTGGTGCTATTCGATGAGGCGAGCGGCATCCCCGCGCCGATCTGGCCGGTAACGCAGGGATATTTTACAGATAAAACGGTGCATCGCGTGTGGATCGCTATCAGCAACCCGCGAAACCCGTCGGGGCCGTTTTTTGAGTGCTTTCACTCTAATCGGGCGCATTGGGTTACGACGACGATCGACGCCAGATCGGTATCAGAGAACGACCAGACGCTGTATGACAGCATCATCGCGCAATACGGTGAGGATAGCGACCAGGCGCGCGTCGAGGTATATGGGGAATTTCCGCGCCAGGGGGATCAACAGTTTATCAGCCGGGGCGAGATTACGGACGCAATGGACAGGGAAGCGGTGGATGACCCAGGCGCGCCGTTGCTGATGGGGGTCGACCCGGCGCGGTTCGGGGATGACGAGGCCGTGATAGCGTTTCGGTGCGGCCGTGACGCTAAGAGCATTGAGTGGCAGAAATATAAGCGGTGCAGCACGACCGAGCTGGCCGAGTATTGTGCGGCGGCTATTGATCGCTACAAGCCGGATGCTGTGTTCATCGAAGGTGATGGCGTTGGGGGTGGTGTGATCGACATCCTGAAACATTACGGCTACCGGGTAATGGAAGTGACGGCCGGAGGCGGGGCGCAAGATAAGGATATGTACGCTAATCACCGGACTGAGTTGTGGGGGCGCATGCGAGAGTGGCTGCCGACAGCAGCACTGCCGGAAGATAGGCAGTTGGCGGATGACCTGGGCGCGCCAATGTACGACTATTCGCTCAAGGGGCAGATGAAGCTAGAGCCGAAGGATAAGATGAAGCGGCGCGGGTATGCGTCGCCTAACAGCGGAGACGCGCTGGCTATGACGTTCAGCCGATCAGTGGCGCGGAAAGATGCAGGGATAAGCAGGTTCAGGAAAAAACGTCTCCTTGCAACCGGGATGGATTATAGCGTATTAGGGTAGCATAACTGCAACACCTGTGCTATTGTTGCAACACCTTTGGCCGAAGGAGTTAAAATATGGGCGGAATTTTTGGCGGCGGCGGCGGGTCGCCGCAGATCATGCAACAGCCGGAGCCGCCGACGCGCAGCGACGCTGACGTAAGGGCCGCCGCGCTTGAGGAGCGTAAGCGTCGAGCAGCAGCTACCGGCCGCACGGAGACGATTAAGACGTCGCCGCAAGGGGTCACTGAGGAAGCTCAGATCGTTACTAAGACGCTGCTAGGGGCTTAGCTATGGGCGGAGCTGTTAGAAGTGTTTTCGGTGGTGGCGAGAAATCTGCGCCTGCGCCGGCACCTACACCCGCACCCGCACCGGCAGCGGTTGATACACCACAAGCCATGACAAAACGTAGAAAACAGGCCGAGGCGCGCGCCGGCGTCACCACGACGGGCGTTCAAGGTCCGGCGGACTTCGCCACTAAAACGCTGTTAGGGCAATAATATGGCTGACGCGATCGCTGAGCGCATTATCAAACGATATGAGAAGCTGGACGGTGAGTTAGGCACTTGGCGGTCGCATTGGGATGAGGTTGCTGACCGCTGCCTGCCTCGCTATTCCGAGTATATGAACTCGTCGCCGACCGATCAGCAGACGCGCGGCGAGAAACGCACTGAAAAGATGTTCGACAGCACGGCCGCTTTGGCGCTTGAGCGTTTCGCGGCCGCGATGGAGAGCATGCTGACGCCGCGTAACCAGAAATGGCACCGGCTGAAGCCGAGCAATCCCTATCTGGAAAAAGACAGAGCGACTAAGCTGTGGTTTGAGGAAGCTACTAATCTTCTGTTTAAGCACCGCTACGCGCCGAAGGCAAATTATGCGTCGCAACAGCATGAAGTTTATATCGGGCTTGGAGCGTTTGGGACGGCAGGTATCTTGCCGATGCCGCACAACAAAGGCGGATTACGGTATCACGCAATAAACTTGCGCGAAATCGTGTTCGACATGAGCTATCAAGGCGTTGTTGACACTGCGTACCGTAAATATGCGCTGACAGCTCGCCAGATTATGCAGCGCGTAGAGAATAAGACGTTTGATCGGGCGCCTGAAGCGGTGCTGAAGTGCCACGAAAAAGAGCCTGACAAGCGTTTCGACATCATTCACGCTGTAATGCCACGCGATGAGGTTGACACAAGCAAAGCTGACTTTCGGCGTATGGAGTTTGCGTCGTATTATATTTGCTGCGATGAGAAAATCGTACTGCACGAAGGCGGCTATAACACGTTCCCGTACGCTATTTCCCGTTACGTAACGGGACCGGGAGAGATTTATGGCCGCTCCCCAGCCATGATGGCTCTCCCGGCAATTAAAGTCCTGAACGAGCAGAAAAAGACAATGCTCAAGCAGGGCCATAGGGTCGTTGATCCGGTGCTTTTGACGCATGACGATGGCGTTTTGGACACGGTATCGCTGAAGCCTGGGGCTGTTAACCCTGGGGGCGTAAACGCGCAAGGGCAGCGGCTCGTCCATGAGCTGCCGGTCGGTAATTTGGCAGCGGGGCAAGAGCTGATGGATATGGAGCGTGTCGTGATTAACGATGCGTTTCTTGTTTCACTGTTTCAAATTCTTGTCGACACGCCGGCGATGACGGCAACGGAAGTGCTGGAACGAGCGCGCGAGAAAGGCGCGCTGTTGTCTCCAACGATGGGACGGCAGCAGAGTGAAATGCTCGGCCCGATGATTGAGCGTGAAGTTGATATTTTGGTGCAGCAGGGACTGTTACCGCCGCTACCGCCGGCGCTGATCGAAGCTAAAGGTGAGTTTGAGATTGAGTATGACAGCCCGCTAAGCCGCTCGCAGAGAGCTGAAGAGGCGGCCGGCTGGCTACGGACGCTTGAAGCGGCTATTGCGTATGCTAACACGACGCAAGACCTGGCACCGCTCGACCACTTTAATTCGGACGTCATCTACCCGGCGCTAGCGGAAATTAACGCTGTCCCGGCATCGTGGATGAATGGGCCGGATCAGGTTAAAGCGCTGCGTCAGCAGCGTGCGCAGGCGCAGCAGACGCAACAGATGATCGAAGCGGCGCCGGCAGCAGCAGGCGTTATGAAGGCGTTGCAGTGATGCCAGAAAAAAAATATATCCGTCCGCTAAACGCAGATGAGTTTCGTCAGAACCCTGACGGAACGCGGTCCACTGAAATAACTAAGACCGTAGTCCACCCTTTTTTAAACGGCGGAAAACCGACAAACATCCCCTCTCTATACGTTGAAGACGGAAAAGTTGTCGAATTTAGCTCAGAAGATAAAGCTGTCGATGCGGCGTTGCGAACAGGGCTGAATTTCCCATCTTTTCCTGACATAGATACCGCTGTGAAAGCTGCAAAAATCAGAAGCTCAAAAGGCGGCCGTGCGGTAGGCGCTCTCGGGGCAAAAAAATGACGGAAAAAACCCCAAAACAGTTTCTGACAGAGCGAAAACGTGCGTACCAAGAGGCGTTTAAAGGAAAAGGCGCCGATCTTGTGATGGAAGACCTCGCACGCTTTTGCCGGGCGGATGAAAGCACATACTCAACTGATCCAAGGGACCACGCGCTACTTGAAGGGCGGCGCGAGGTATATTTACGCATTCAAAAGCATCTAAACCTGTCACCAGATGAGCTGGTGGCGTATTTCAACCCACAAGGAGTTTAACACATGGCTGAAGAAGCAGGGTCCGCGCCTGAAGCGGGCAACCCGGCACCGGAAGCAGCCCCGGCGCCGGTAAACGCGCCGGCAGAGCAATCATCCTGGGCCGACGCGGTTCAGGACGAGAGTTTGCGCGGTTGGGTGGAAGCTAAAGGCTTGCACAACGCGGGCATTGAGAATGTTGTTAAGAGCTATCACAATCTTGAAAAACTGATCGGCGCTGATAAGGCTGATCGAACGGTCATGTTGCCAGGACCGGACGCTGAAGAGACGGAGCTGGACGCGTTCTATCAGCGTTTGGGCCGCCCTGAGAAGGCGGAACAATATGATTTGCCAGTACCAGAAGGCGACGACGGTAAAATGGCGGATTGGGCGCGTGGCGTGTTTCATAAAGCCGGTCTGAGCGATAAACAGGCACAAGCCGTCGCGTCAGCGTGGAATGAGTACGTGGGCGGTATGCAGCAAGAGCAGGTGCAAGTGGCTCAACAATCGGCACAAGAAGCTGAAGCCTCGCTTCGTAAAGAGTGGGGGGCCGCATACGATCAGAAAGTGCGCGGCATCGACCAAGCAGCCGGAAAGCTCGGCATGACGCCGGAACAACTTGAAGGTTTGCGCAACAGCATGGGGCCGGTGGCCGCCATGAAATTTGTCGACGGTTTGGCCGGAAAGTTGGGCGAGGATCGTATGGACTTCGACGGTGAGGCCGGTACAGGCGCGCTGACGCCAAACGCTGCGATGCGCGAGCTGCAAAAGCTAGGCACAGATAAAGAGTTTATGGCGGCATGGATGGATAAAAACCATCCGTCGCACAAATGGGCGGTCGAGAAGAAACAAAATCTTGCTCGTATGGCCGCCGGCCAAGCTGCATAAAGGAGATAGATCATGGCCCTTGGCGCTGTTGAAACTTTGGAACTCGTCAAAGACGCTTCCAAATACGATAAGAAGCTGAAAGAGTTGGCGAAGGCTGAAGCCAGCGCCAAGGAAGCTATGGAGAAATCCAAGCAACTTAACGTGGAGGCTTTTGCGCAGGTTGACCAGGCCCGCGCGGAACTTGAAAAAATCCGCGCCGAGCAAAAGCGCATTTTGGATCAAGGTACAAAACCGCTTGAGGAAGCAAACGCTGATTTGCGTAAGCGTGAAGCTAATCTCAATCAAGAGGAAAAGCGCGTTAAGACGATGTACGAGAAAATTCGTGCAGAGCGTGAGGCGGTAAAACGCGACACGGACGGCTTGAAACAGCGTGAAGTCGCGTTTGAAAAGCGCGTCAAAGCGTTTGAAGCGGCTATCAAGCAGGTATGTGAGAACGCTTAATGGCCGTTAACGGGTCACGTAAACGCTCTGCTAACGTAGGGCACCATAACTATAGTAAGCGTGTCTCACTATCTGACGGCACAACGGCTATTGTGCCGTACACAAACATACTTGATCCGCTATCCCAATTTGGCGAGTTAATCACAGCTGAGCGCACACCGATCATTGAACTCAATAGTTCATACGGCACTTCGTTGCTGCGTGACGTTATCGAGACGACCAACAGCGGGTCTGTGGCACCCGCATCCGGGGAGATTAAAATCTCTACTGGAGCTACTGCAAACAGCAAGGCACACTTGGACAGCGCAGAGGCTGGGCGGTGCAGCCCCGGCTACGGTTCGGAGATGGGCATCGGCTTTCGCGTTCCAGCCTTGCCGACCGGAAATCAGTACGCCCAGTGGGGCGGTCACGATGTCTCCGAGAACAGTGGCCTGTATTTCGGAGTAGACGCAACTGGTCTTTACACGGCCATCGAAGACGGCGGGGCTGCCGCCAAGACGTACCAATCAGATTGGAACATTGATAAACTTGACGGGACGGGGCCATCAGGCGTCACCACCGATCTGAGTAAAGGTGACATCTGGCGCATCATCTACACATGGTACGGCTACGGCCAAATTGTTTGGGGCAAAGTCGCCACCATCAACAACCAGCAGCAGTTTGCGCCATGCCATTACGTTGTGCCTGAAGGTTCGACGTCTATTGAAAGCCCAAACTTTTACATCTTTGCCGAGGTTCTCAACGGAGGAGACGCGGCTAACCTTGACGCTTTTGTCGGTGGTCGGCAGTACAGCATCGTGGGCCGCTACCGTCCAAAGTTTCGCTACACGTCACAACTCCGCACGGGTGTTTCAACAAGCACTTCAATCCTCCCCATCGTATCGTTCCGCAACAAGACGGCGTTCTTGGATCGCACCGTCAGGGTTGCTGGCATGGAAGTAATCCCCGTCACTGAAGATGTGGTTGTTGAAGTACGCATCAACGGCACGCTCACCAACGCAAGTTGGCAGACGCCCACCAACCACACGGCGGCGGAAACAGCGGTAGAAAGTGACATAAGCGCCACTGCCTTAACCAACGGTGTCGTAGTCTGGTCTGAGGTATTTGAGGCGGGGAAAAAGAACGAGAGTAACACTCTTGCCGTAGCAGCGCTTGATATCGACCTGCCACAACAGCAGCCTGTGACGCTGTGCGCTCGCACGTTAAGCGGGACCGGGACAGTGAC